ATAAGATTTTATTTTTAATATCAGACATAATTACTTTAAAATTTAAATCAAATCTGATATTTCACCATTATTATCGAAAACCAATAGTTGACGTTTTCCATTCTCATGTACTAAAGCGTGACCATAAGCGTGAGTACTAATACCTTTTCTAGTGTAGTATTGGTTAACGTCAGCTGTAAGTCCTACAGAAGTTACACCGTCCATGATAATTGGTGAATGGTTATGGCCATGTATCATCTTAAAATTAAACCTCTTGTATTGGGTTATTGTACCTCTGGAACCATTTGTACCATGGTCACCGTGCATAGCCAAGTTGAACCCTTTCACTTTAAGTTGGTCACCGTATTTAAGGTACTTTATTTCGTCACTATCCTCATACTTATTGTGTATCAAGTAACCAAATATATTACCATACTGCTCTAAATCAACTGTTTGCTGAATCATAGCATATTCTAAATACGCTGGTGAGTTATGTAAATCCTTTTTCCAGTTCATATCGGTGATGTGCCTATCTAAAAACTCATCGTGATTAGATTGCACAACATATGCTTTACTACCACCACAATCACTTAGTAGTTTTTTAGGAAACTCTACAGCACTATCAACCTCTTCTTTAATTTTAAATTTGTTTTGCATAATCTTACGCCTTAAAACAAATGTATCTTTTCTTTCATGAGGATTAAACCTAGCACCATCAAGAACGTCGTGCAACACATGTACTTTTGGGTTCAATTTAGCACACAACTCTTTAGTTTTATTATATATATTTTCATCTAAAACTTCATTGTGAATATCACCCCATATTAAAGCTTCAGTAGCACCAATCTTAGTGACTCCTTCTGGTGTTACCTTATAACATAAATCCGTAAACTCACCATCGTCAGTAACATATATGTTTCTAGGTACGTGACAAGTCCCATCCTTTTTAAGTTCTATAATTGTAAACCCATATGAATGGTGGATTGAGGCCTTATCACCTGCCTTACTTCTAGAGTAATTTTTCCTCGTTATCGAACCTGTGGTACACATCGTTCTAAGTGGAGTGTTTCTTACTCTAGCTTGAGTCTTAAAGTGTATTCTGAAAGCCCCTACCACTAAATGACCATCATCAGTTAGTGAATCCAAGCCACTCAATGGCATTGTTGCTGTTGGTGTTACGTGAGTGTCTGCTGCAACTGTTGTGTCACCAAACTCAATTTTATTATAATAAATGTTTTCTCTTACTTCATCTACCCACCACATATCTTTTTTCTTGTTCTGGTCCTCAGTTGGAGTTGTAGGGTTTCTATATCTAACTGGTATAACAGCTAAGTTTAACTCTTTAGATAACTCCTTTTTCAAGAAATCTTTATATTGCATTATCGAAGCCAATTGTTTCCTATTTATTGGCGTCTCATTTTGGGCCGACGTTACCGCTAATACATCAGTATCAAAAGGTAAGTTTTTCATACGAGCCTCCTGTAACTGAGTTGGTAATCTAGAATGTGGTTTTTCTAAATTCAGTTTATTTAACCACCAGTTCCTAATGGTTCTTCCAGTTACACCGAACTTAGAGCCTAAGATTTCCATCTTCTCAACATGTTTAAGTTCGTCATCGTAATAGGTCATTCTAATGTAATCCTTATCTTCATCAGTAAGGTTTTTAAAACTACCCTTTTTATTCTTGTTTTTATTCTCCATATATTTACTTTTAAGCTAATTTCATATCTTTAAGGAACTCTCTTAAAAAGACGTTACTTTCACCTCCAACTAGAGACACCCATTTTTGATAAGAATGTACTTTATCTATTTCCCATTTACTAGCTTCTAGATTACTTACATTTTCAGGTAATTCATCAAAGGTAAAGTCTGGGTAAAGTTTTTTATTAAAAACTCTTTCATCCACTAAGAACACAATGGCGCTTAACATAGAGTTAAGGTCTGGTTCATAAAATGTAGATACTTTAATGTTATTATTTTTAAGGGTAATTAAATGCTCTTGCATAGTACCAATATAAGTTATATCCCTAAAACCGTGTCTAATAGTATGACCTTCGTTTGAAGTACCGCCATTTAGTATAATAGTCGTTTTCCATTCTTCTAAAAACCTCTTATACCTTACATCGGTTCCGTATTCGACCACATAATTATCTTTAGCGTGGTCAAATTGAATTCCTTTTTGAGTGTCAGATATGTTATATGGGACCAACCCATACATCTTATACTCCAAATACTTTTCAGGTTTATTTGGAAGCTCTCCATATATAAGTCTATAGTTAGACTTGGCTTCCTCTATGAACAACTCAAACTCTTTATACGATACTTCATCTAACATAAAAGAATCTTCATCTTTAACATCGGTTGGTCTTAATTTGTGGTCACAACACCATTTATATAAACTTGCTTTTTTATGCATATTTAAAAATTTCTAGTATCGTTAATAAAAAGTTCTTTATTAGATTTCATCCAAGATAAAACCATGTTTTGCGCTCTAAAGTCTAATGGATGACCACCCATGTAGACCACGGTATCAACAACTTCAAATTCTTGACCCTTTTTAAACTCAGCTCCGTTGCTTAACTTTGCATCTTTTTTTAGTTTGTATACTCCGTTTTTCATATATCTTTTTTATACAACAAATAAACCACAAAACCTTAGAATAAACAAGGCTTTGTGGTTTTATTTACTTAAAACACCGTTATTTTTTGTGTTTTAACATATTTAGAATTTATACAACGGAGCGTAAAACCCATTCATCGCTTTTGCGTGGATGGGATGTAAGCGACAAATGTAGTGATTACCCTTGACTTAAAATATATTGACGAATGGTATCAGGACTTGCCTCACCAATAGAGCAAACGAAATAACCATCAGACCAAAGCAGATGCTGATACCAATATTGCTTACGCAAAGTAGATGGATGAAGTAACCAAATTTGACGAGTAGATTCTTGTTTAAGCCTACGGACAATTTGAGCAATAGACAAACGAGGAATGTAGCGGACAAGAAAATGAACGTGATTTACATCTGTTTCCATCACTTCAATTTCAAAATCTGAGCCATTGGCAATAGATTGAAATATTTGTTTAAAATCATCTACACTATATTCACCTGAGTTCCTAGTGACAATACCTTCTTTGGTACATGGCTCAAATCGTCCATAGTAGCGTAAGTTTTGGGTTCATCATAGTCGCCAAGACCTATTTTATCGCCGTATTTACCTAGAAACTTAATACTAGCTGTGAAACCAGCTAAATATATTATTACTATTGCATACCAACTCATTACGATAGTGCTTTAGTTAATCCTTTTGCCATTGCCTCAATCTCTTTAGCACTCTCTAATGAATCACAAGTATCCTTGTCATCCCTCAGTTCAACTACAGATGGGTGTAATGTTGACCAATCGCCATTCGAATTCTGCGATAACCCACAACATCTAATTTCAACTACGGTCCCTATTAATTCATCAGCTCTGTTAGTAATATCTTTCATCATAGCTTCAGACATACCAGAGGCTTTTGTCTTTAGTTCCCCACAAGATGACTCAAGATTAATTCTCGAATATACATCTTCATTCTTAGTGCCTTTATCACCATACTCAAAACTGACAACTCTAAGGTCAATATTCATTTCAAGCTTCATTTTTACTTGCCACGGTGGTTTAGAATCCTTCCAAGTGGCCAAAGGTGCTTTCAATATAGTACCCTCTTCACCTCTCAACAAAATCTTTTGGAAGTGAGTCATAGCCTCTTCATATGAATAAACCTTAAGACGTTCTACCATTGCAACTCTAGTGCATTCTAATATAGGTGTCTTTTTGAATAGATAATCTAAACGCTTTCTATACTCAATATCTGACTTCTTATTGAAGTAGTCTTCTAATGTGATTGAATCCCACACTGTATATCTTATTTTGTCGACAGCTTCTTTAAAATCACCATGCTTCTTTCTGAACGCAGATAACTTTTTAGAGGTATCTTCATCATTTCTATCACCCATTTTACCACAACCCTCGATATCTACTATCGAAGCTATAATACCGTTAGACGTGTACCTATCCATTGTCGAACCATCATCATTAATTATAGTTAATTCACCATTTAGTACACCATCACCAAATTTAGATAACTCTCTAATTAATAGAGAATCTACTGGAATGTAAGTTGTTTCACCTTGTCTTGATTCGAATTCTACTTGACCAGATTGAATAATGGCATTAGCATAACGGCCGTCCATCTTAACATCACTATACGCATAACCATAATCTTTGAAAATTTTTCTAGCTAACTTCTCACTGAAAGACTTAGCACCTTGATATGGTGTTTTTTCAATAAGATTAGGAATTACTTTATTAATAAAAGTTCTACCTAAACCAATCTTAGGGTCTTTATCAATAATTCTTTCAATGATATAAGCGTCATCGGTCGATAAATTTTCTAAAGTCTGCTTAAGATAGGCTACAGCCGATTGACCTGTTTCTTCTCTATTACTAAGGACTTTTAAATCATTAACAGCTTCTGATAGCGAATAATTAGAATTAGAACCCCAAGGAGTATATTCAGGTATTTGTTTAATGAAAAACTTAACCCTTTTAGACTTGATTAAATATAATACGTTTTGAAGTAGTTGATTGTCTTTATACTTACGAAGCACATCCATCTTAGCGTTGTTACCAGAAGTATTAGCTATTTCATCAAAAATTCTTTTAATTTCCATCTTTTACATTTTTGTTAGGGACAAATATAGACATTTATTATGTAATAACCAAATAAAATAAAAAAAAGTGGGAATTTATCCCACTTATTTTTATTTATTATCCATCACCGCCTTGTATTCGGTGTTATGACAGTAAGTTGAGGTGTCAATATTTTTCTCAACATATTTTTTAATTAGATTTAAGACATTTTTTAAATACTTATTCTGTTTAACTGATTTAAAGTTTTCATAAAAATGAAAGCATCTCTGACTATGTTCAGCCTTATGACATGGAAACTTGTCAATCCTAAAGTATCTAGCTCTTACATAATCATCAATGTTAAACCTTATTTTTACTTCATAATCTACACCATCTTTATTAGCGGTATAAACATAGTAGTATTCAACGTGTTCTCCTTCTGGATTCATTGAACTGTATAGGTGTTTTCCTGTTTTGTTAAAGTACTCTACACCTTCTTTAATTAGTTCTTCTGTAGTTTTCATATTTTTAAATTTTACGTATTTTGTTATTTTTTTTAATCTCCTAATTGAAAACTACGTAAGTTGGACCTCTAATTTTTATCTATTTCATTTTATTTAATTTTAAGAGCACAGGGATGGATTCGAACCACCCTACATTGCCTTGCGGGGCAACACCATAGCCGCTCTGGAACCTGCGCATTTATTATTTATTTTTGAAAAACTCACCCATTTCGATGATTTTTTGTTTTTCTTCTTCAGTAAATCTATCGTGATACTTCAAAATATCATCAATTAAACCTAACCTGTAACCCCTTTCATTCATGAGATAATCTTTTTCAAACTCTTCATCTGAACAAATTTCACAAGGGTATTTTTGTTTAACCATACCGAGACTAACTGGACAGTCTTTGTGACCATACTTACAGCCGTGCCTCTCACAACAATGATGTTCATGAACACCCCATTTTTCTTTTGGTATTGTTGTTTCTTTAATATATTCCATAATTATTTTATTAGTTCACCATTAGCATTAATGCTGAAACTCTTCGTGATTCTAAATTCTTCACCGTGACGACCATTAACAATACACTTGTGGTTTTCGTAAACAATAGTACCGTCGCTTTTTTTATTGACAGGTTTACACAAAGTTTCGCATTTAGGACATTCTAATTCTTCGTACCCTTTACTTAAAAGAAAACTTGTTGTACTACCATTGGTTATTGGTAAACCTTCTTCTGTAGCAAACCTTTTCAATACTTCAACATTCAAGTTTAGGTATTTAATTTTATTTTCTATATTAGATACTTCAGCGTTTAAAGCAATTGTTTTAACTTCCTCATCTTCTACGATATTCCACTCCAAGAAATAACCATTGTTATGACCACCTACATCCCTATTGGCCCATTCTTCAGCTACGTACTCAGCCAAGTCGTTCACATCATCATAACCATAAACTTCATTATTAGCCACCAAATACTTGATATTTTTATGACCTGAGTGTAAAGTTTTTATTGCTTCTACTATTAATATTTCCATCTTTTATAATTTTACCTTACAAATATAAGTTGTTTTTATGTTATAACCAAATATTTTAGTAAATTTTACCAATTGTTTGACTATCTTCTTCCGTTATCTTTAAACGACCTTTTATTTGAATACTACCTTTAGTATGGTTAGAATCTGGAGTTTCCTTGGTCCTAAAACCAATTCCTGAATCGAACTCAACATGGTTTACGTAATGAGTCTTACCTTTACTTTTTAACACCCACATAGGTATTGCAGAATCGGATAAGTGAGCTTTATTAAAATGAAATATCACTCTAGCTGGCTTTTCGTTATGTTCAATTATACACATGACGATACCTTTTTTCCAAATAACGGTAAGTTAGAAACTAACTTTTTAGTAATTTTAGATGGTTCTATTGTAATAGCTGTAAGTTCGTTGTTGATGTCAGGTTCTCTAAAAGAAGTTGTTTTGAGACCCTTGAACTCTGCTTTTTGAAGTAAGACTTCTAAATGTTTCTCATCTTTAGCGCTGAGGAATACTAAATAGTTTGAATTTTGATTCCAGTCTTTTGCTATACTTGAGTGATTATGTTGGAAGTCTATTGCGGCGTGACCCATTTGGACAGCCTGATAGGATAGTGGTAAATCTTTTCTCCCCACTACGTAGAGTTTCTGAGGTTCTTGCCTTGCAATCTAAGTGTCTTTCATTTTTTTTGTTTTTAAGTTACACATTTTTATTTAGTGGTCGATATCGGGTTCGAACCGATGACTAAGAGGTTTAGAATCTCCCGCTCTTCCAACTGAGCTAATCGACCAATTATTCCATTGCAAATATATATTTAAATATGCAAGGGAATAATGAAAAAACTTTATTTATTTTTTAACATGTTAAAAAATAAATTATCTAAGTATTTCCACATATCTGCTGCGGATGATGGTGAGGTCAACTGTAAAGCGCCTTTAAATTCATCATACTCTTTAGCATACATTTCAACTTTACCACCATGTTCAATGTTG